ACCGTAGACGCAAAGTTCTTGGCATTATTCCTAACAGTGTCAAGAAAACGCCCCTCATCCGATCCGTTAATGACATAGTAATCTGCCCCTAACTGGTTACATAAGCATTTAGCAACCGTGGTCTTTCCAATACCTGGAGGACCAGATAAAAGCATATTAGGGATTTCACCTTTAGATAAAAAATCCTGAAAAGTTTTCTTTGTACTCTTTGGAAGAATACATTCATCAATCGTTTGGGGTCTATACTTTTCAACCCAGATAAAATCACTCATAATTTAAAAAAAATTTAAAGAATCAATATTATGCAGTATACCCTATTTTAGTAAGCAATTGATTCAATATATATTGATATGCTTCTACTATATCACCTTCTTCTTTCCTAAACAAGTCTTTATCAAAACTATCTTTAGTTCCCTCTTTCCAAAGACGCATTCCATCAGGTGACAACTCATCAGATAAAATTATATTACCATTAGAATCATAACCAAACTCCAACTTAAAATCAACAAGTGTTAATCCAATCTTTCTAAAAGTAAACCTAAGTATAGAATTAATTTCTCTTGCTTGATACTCTAAAACAGATAGTTCATTACCATATCCCATTAAATTAATACGATCTATAGTAAGAAGAGGATCATCTTTATCATCATCCTTTAAGTAATATTCCACTAAAGGCCAATTAATAATTTTACCTTCCTCCAATGTTGTTTGTCTAACAATAGATCCAGCAGCAATATTTCTTACCACAACTTCTATAGGAATAATATCAACCTTCTTACAGGACATAATCCGTTCAGGAAATTTATCCAAATAATGAGTAGGTATACCGTGTTCCTCTAACATTTTAAATAAATATGAAGAAATTTCAAGACATACCTTTCCTTTACCTTGAGGAAAATCTATCTTTCTACCATTACCAGCAGTAACTCTATCTTCATATTGTATAAGGACTTTATCAGGTTCAGAGGTGGTAAAAACAGTTTTTACCTTCCCCTTTATGATTTCAGTTTTGCTCATATCTTTTTAAATACTCCTAACTTTATTAGGATGTAGATTGTAAGCGTTGTCCAAAAGACGACTTCTAGTCCAATATAATTCATTATTCAAAAGTAGAATCAGGTTCTAATGCAATATAATACTTCAAGTCATACTTTGTATTAGTAAACTCAGAAAGTAATTTTGATGAAATAGATACATCATATGCACCAGGAATAATTTTAATATTTTCAACTTTAAAATTGAAAACGAATTCCTTATCAGTTTCCCCTACAATTATAGAGTATTCATTAGAAGTATCATTCTTCTTATCCCTTACAACAAGACGAATTTCATTATTATCACCAATTACAGATAGATCAGGTAATTGATATACTGCTGCTGCTTTAAGCAACTTCTCAAGAGATGCACTTTCTAATTGAAAATTAACATCTACTGTAGGTAAAGTAATTTGTTTATCTGGAGGAGATATAATTACTGCTGGATCTGCATAGAAATATTTGACTCTTCTTCTACCCTCACGGATTGTAATATAAGAATCATTTTCAAAATCGAGATCAGGATCCTGATGTAAACTCAATCCATTGAGGAATTGGTTTAAATCATAGACTGCAACATCTCTAGGAAACTCTTCATCAATAACTGCTTCTGCAAGAATATTCTTAGCAACAGACATTGTACGAAGTTGTGTTCCTTGTTTTACAAGAATGGAATTATTAATTCCAGCAAAGTTTTTAAGAACTGTAAGTGTTTTATCAGAAAGTTTCATAACCACGGGTCGGAGTTTCATTTAATTGTCCACTGAAATGATATAAGAGTAGAGTATAGTGTAATGCTTTTAGTATATCACGTTTTGCTTGTCCTTTCTTATCGTAGCGACTCAAATACTTAATAGCATTTGATCTGCAGAATGATTCCGCATCGCCAACTGACTCGATAAGATCAAGTGTCTGGACGTTGTTTTCTTTGGAAGTATAGTGTCCACCATATGTTGTGGAGATATAATCCTGAAGAGCTTTGATAGATTCATCTTCTTTATATTTTCTAGGACAATCCTTTTCTATTCCAGGTGTTGGTGCTGATTGTGCGTGTGGCCAAGTATCTGCCATATAATCTTGATCCAAATTTACTGAATAATCAAAGTTTGAAGTATCAATAGTAATTGTATCATAATTGGCAGTATCAACCCATCCACTACCAATACTATCTGTAGATATTCCTATATTAATATCACTCATCGTAAATGTATCAGATGATGGTGCTCCTATTATAGGATCATTCCAATCAGTATCTTCTGTATCTGATTTTGGTTTTGGATCATATTCATCACTTTCTTGTGGTGTGACTCTATTATCAGTCATCTTATCATCTCCATAAAGTTCATCGTAAAGTAAAGCCCAAGCATTCATAATTGTATTATATCAAAGTAAAAGGTTTTAGTCAAGTAAAGTGTGGTGGAATAACCCAATATTTTTCACCTATAGAAATATTATCAATATTAAAACTCATAGTAATTCTTTCTATATCAGAAGATTTAAAAGGATATACCATATGTTGAAGTTTTGAAGGAAATAATAATAAACCCATATCTTTTGGTTTAATAAAAATTGATTCATTATCCCTAACAAATGTTAGAAGACCATGTACTGAACTATATTTACTTTTATATTCCTGCCTTTCTTCTTCAATCTCTTTTGGTATTTGCAGAAATAATATTCCACTTATTACTCCACCATGAGAATGTAATGGATTAAATTCATCAGCAATCTGTATATTCAACCAAGGACCTTTCCAATCACCAAAACCCATACTATAATCAAAATTATTTTCAGTACATTTTGCTCTTACAATATTTTCATCAGGATCAAGTAATATTTCAGTTTTATCACTATCCAATTTACTACACGCTAATTCAAGATCAACAATATGATTAATATATTCTATAATATGAGGTTTTAAAAATTTCTTATACCTTTCATAATCAATATTTCTAGATTGCCATTGATTTTCAATATTACCTGCTAAATTATTAGAAGCATTCCTTTTATGATCTAAAATTCTATGAATATTATCAAAGACATAAGAGTGAAAGTCTTCCGACATTTCACTCTTATAAATCACAGGACTAAATGGTTGATAAAATTTCATTAATTCTCTTCTGTAGGTAATTGGAAATCAGCATCTACCTTATCATATAATTCAAGGAATGCTTGCTTAGTCTCATCATCAAATCTGTTTACACAAACTTGAATTGCTTTTGCTTTATCGTTAAAAATACTAAAAGCACGAACTATATGAACTAATCTACGAGTACTAATAATCTCATCAATACCACCATCATAGAATGTTTTACGAATAATGTCACCCCAATCCACAAGTTTGTCTAAGAATTTAATATCAGTAACACCATGATGTGCAGCAACACCACCAAGAATCTTTTTCTCTACTGATACAGGAGGATACTCTTGCTCAAAGGTTACAGGGAATCTTTCCAAAAAGGCTTCGTTGAGCACATTAGTTCCAATGAATCGTCCATCATCTGAACCTTTGCCCTTAGTATTTGCGGTTGCGACAACGTTGAATCCTGCTCTTGGATTGACAAATCTCCCGATCTTTTTAAGAAAAACTCCATTTCCTTCAAGAATTGGTTGGAGGCAGAGAATCTTATTAGAGGCAAGGTCGATCTCATCAAGGAGCAATATAGCACCTCGTTCGAGTGCTTCAATGACTGGGCCATTGTGCCATACTGTGGCACCATCAACAAGACGGAACCCACCAATGAGATCATCTTCATCTGTTTCGATTGTAATATTTACACGAATAAGTTCTCTACCCAATTGAGCACAAGCTTGCTCTACTGAAAGTGTCTTGCCATTGCCAGAAAGACCAGTAATAAAAGTAGGATAAAAAATACGGCTTTGTATAATTTTTTTAACATCTGTAAATGAACCAAATTTAACGAATGTATTATCCTTATCTGGGATAAGATTTTGCTGAACTGCTGGTTGTACTGCAGGGGCAGAGAAAGATTTTTCAATATTCTCTACTGCTTTTGTGGTAACTTCAAGATTCCACTTACCCTTTGCAATTTTATATTTTTGAATTTTCTTAGTTACAGTTGCATAAGCAATATCATTCATAGCACAAAAAGCACGAACATCAGCAGCAGTTAATTCTGTGCCATATGTACTCTTTAATCCATCTATCGCTTGCTGTTCAGTCATCTTAAGTTCAAAAGCCATAATTTGTTTGTTTCATTAATCATATTATAGACAAAAAAAGGGGGGTTATGTCCCCCTTTGTGACAGTTTTTTAATTGGTATACTTAATTTGGTGCAACGCCACCTACCCACGCTTCATTTTCAGGTGTGCTTGGATCATCAGCAACATAATGGCCTTTACCATTTCTTGCTCTCTTAGGTTTTTCTGGAGCAGCGGCTACTGGTTCTGGTACTGAAACAGAAACTTTCGGAGAACCATCACCTTTTCCTGCTAGTAAATCGCCAAAATGACTCATTTTTCTACTTGTAACTCTTTCTCTTATTTATTCTTCTGATTTTTCAGATTTAACTTCTGTAGGTTCTTCTTTAGAACTTTCTGTATCAGTTGATGCCTCCTCCTCTTTAGGAGCATATACTTTAGCATAGGCATTCATCAAACCCTGAGCTTCTTTAGGTGTTAATCTAGGCATTACAATAAGTGTAAATGTACCTTTATTTATTATGCCACTAATTCTATAAATTCACCCAATATTTTTTTATTCATTTTTTTACCTTTAAGACTCTTTACAAAAGCACGTTTAATTTGTGCCTTTGTAGCATCAGTTTGAACTTGAAACTCATCATCATTTGATAATGCACTTGCAGATAATCCAAAATAACTATCATATCCTGAAGTTTTAATTGTGAATGATTTATTCTTCCTCCAAGAAGATATAGTTTTCTCAAGAAGACTTCCATTATACCCACAATATCTACGAATAAAAGATCCACTATCACGATTTGGTAATAATCTAATTCCAATAAAATTAACATCAGGAAAATTATGTTTTAAATTTTTAAGTAACACATCAGTTGTTCCATACCATTCAACATCTAAACTATAAGTATGACCTGTTTTTCTATCACGTAAAAAAGAATTATGATTACAATGTACGGTTCCTAAAAATGGTTCATCTTCCCAAGGACGTTGTACTTTTTTATAAACTTTCAAAGGTTGTGCTTCACCATCAGTAAGTATAATACATTGAACTTTTTGTAAACCATTTTCCTTTTTAAATTTAGGAAGAATTTGATGTAAACAAATTAAAGTTTCATTCAAAGGTGTTCCAGAATATCTCATACAACTAGGAGGACCATAACAAGTAAATGTATTTTGATCCATAGAACATACTACTCTGAATATATCTTTCATTTGCTTTTCCAATTCATTACCTTTCATATCACCAGTGAATAGATGCATAAGAGAAAACCAATGTGGAATATGAATTTGACCATCAACCTCTTCACAAGCAGGTAATCTTACACCATTTTCATCCATTTCACCATATGGAAACTCTGAAGTAAATGCATAAACATCAAACGGTATTTGAACTTTTTTACAAAACCAAAGAAGATTATAAAGTTGCTTAAGAGTATCTAACATAACATTATGCATAGATCCAGACCAATCAAGAATAAAAACTAATCCGTGGTTCTTACCATCCGCAAGTGTAGTTACTTTCTTAAATATATCTTCACTATATTTGTAAGTATGAAGTTTAGAACAATCTAAAACACCTGTTCTAGAAGTAGTAGCACGAGCATAACTATCTGCTGCTTTCTTACACTCAAATTCTTTTACAAGATAATTAACTTCTTTTTGTGCTGATTTTTTAAACTTATTAAACATAGTATCAACAGTCTCAAATATATCCTCATCAAATAAAGGTGAATCGCCATACATTTTTTTAGCATAATCTATATTATCTTCCCAAGTTTGATCTATAATTTTATAAATTGAAGAATTTGGAACAATAACTTTATTTAAATCAACTTTTGGTAATTCTATATAAGAACTTGGAGCATTATTACCTACCAATTTCTTTAATGATTCTTCCAATGATTTTAGAGTTGAAACTTCTGGTTCCTCATCACAAGTTTCACCACCAACATTATTATCATATTCCTTTTCAAAATCTTCTAATACAGGACCATCACCACTTACAGTTGGTTGATGATCGATATCTACTTCACCATCTTCAGAATCTTGATCATTAGAATCATCATTTATACCACTATCAAAAGATTCTCCATCTTGATCTTCCTCATTAATATCAATAGAAGCATTTAATTGTTGTTTTGTATCTTCTAATTCATCTTTACAATATTTGTATATCTCATCTGCAATATCAAGTACTTCATCAAATGTTTCGCAGTTTTCTATCTTTTTAATAAATCTAGATTCCAATAATGAGAAATTAACATCAACATAATTACCAATCTTAAAATATAGATTAATACGATCTGCCAAATTCATCTCATCAATATCTACACCATTAATTTCAAAGAAATCATTATCATTTAACTCCTGATATCCATAATAAAAAGTTTTTGATAATCCAGCATATCTACGTTTCATTAACTTCTCAATTCTTGCATCCTCAACAATATTAACAAATGCATGAGGAATGTTATGAGTTTCTCTCCAATCAATATCAGGTGTATAAAGAGCGTGTCCAACCTCATGAGCAACTAAAGAATCATATACACCATTACTTGCCTTTTCCCATACAGGAAGTGTTAATACACGAGTTTGAACATTAAACTCAGCAGTTTCAACTTTCTTATGCTCTACTACCAAATCTTCTGTGGCAAGTAATTTAGCAAGTTGTGATTTAATTTCGTGGCAAACAGGCATCGTTCATTTCTCTTGATGTACCTATCATACTAGAAAACCGCCTCTTTGGGCGGTTCTGTAGACACTTTATCAACTGTCCACGTCTTGCTCTTGCTTGACGTAGTGCTTGTGGTTTAAGAGTTCGCTTTCGCTCCTTCTTAGAATGATGTTGCCAATTTGGGGTGTTCATTTTTCATTATGCTGATTCATTCACTGCTGTGGTATCCCAAACATTACCATTAGTTTTCTTGGCAAATGAAAATGGTGTACCTTCCTTTGCTTTTGCTTGAGAGGTATAAGTCTTTCTATCACCATAAGTTGCAGTCCAAGCAGAACCACCCTTATAATATACAGTCTCGTTACTGACTTTACTAGTTTTCTTAATATGCCAGGCCATTGGTATCAAACAGTTTTTAGATATTTATAATATTATCCTTCATCTACAGAAGTTTCTCCTGCATTAGTTGAAGGTTCTGAATCATATTTTTTCCTAACATCATAATTTTCAGTCCAAGAACCATCACCTTTATTATATAAAGTCTGTCCATTAAACGGACCACCATCATCACAAGTCTTTTTAATATGCCAAACCATAGTAGAAAATAATTTTTAAATATTTATATTCTAATGTCCCCATATCTGAAGAGTACATCTTAAAGGTGCTAGAGGAGAAACTGTTGTTACCCAATGTTCTTCTTTTTCGTCATTAAGAACCATCATATTTTTCTTTGGCCATAATGCATTAGTCACTCCTCTTTCTTTAGATATATCATCTTCCCACATAAACCATCCACCAGCACCTCTATCCTCACATTCATTAAGATATATGGTGATCCCAAACTTATGAGCAGCATCAGTATGTGGTGGTATACTAGAAAGAGGTTGCCAAAGAAAATATTGAACTATTAATTTATTATAAGGTGGAATATAATCCTTTATCTCATCTTCTACAATTTTTGTAATATTTTCGTCACATATTGTAATTAAAGTAGTTCCAGTTACACCCCTCTTTACCCCTTTATTCCAAATTAATGCACTAGATGTCCAACATTGTTTATGATCTATGACTAACTTATCCAATCCCTCAGTAACATCTTTAAATGCTTCATCTGATAAGGCATCTTCAAGTATTTTCATGATTCAATCATCCTACTAAAACCCTTCACCTTCTCAAATCTAATCACACTTTCAAACTTATCATACAATTCAGTTTTGTGTGATATAACAAAGATATTAGCATCCTTAATTACAAAACGAATAATCTTAAGGAACTCATCTGTTCCCATACCATCAAGAGAACTGTCAAATACCTCATCCATAATTAATAGATTAGTATTTACCGAATTTTTAGCCCTAGCAACTTCTCTCCAAGTAAACAAGAGTGCTAGATCAATTCTCATCTTCTCTCCTTCAGAGAAGGAAGCATAAGAAAAATTCTCATGAATTGGAGATTGAATAGATTCATTAAACTCCTCATCAAGATTAAAATTAATATAGAAATCCATCATCTGCAGATAACGATTTACCTGCTGATTAATAAGTGGAAGATACTTCTTAATAATTTTTGTCTTTACTCCATCATCCTTCAATAAGGAATAAGCAAAATCATGATACTTTATATACTCTTTCTTCTCTGCCAATTCCTCAAAAATATTTTGAAGATTTTCATTAAACTCTGCTAATTTTCTTTGTTCAGTATTTCTGTTTGCATGCTGATCGGTAAGTCTCTGAATTTCCGATTCCAAATCCCTGACCTGTCTGTTACATCCAGAGATGAGAGTATGATTTTTAGAAATGCCATTGTTGAGTTTAGAAATCTCCTTTGATAAGGTTGTAAATTGACGTTCTCGTTCCTCTTCTTTTTGAATTGCTTCTTCTAGTTCTTTATAACCAGATTGCAACTCCTGTGCTTTATTTTGAACGTCATCAATTTTATTTAACCTAAATGATTCTTCTATAGATTGGGTACAGGTAGGACATACCGTATTATCTGTGAAAAACTTATGCTCTTTAGTAAGCGTTGCTACTTTATTAGACATTTTGCCCTTAAGTGTGTTTAGTTTCTTTAACTTACCTTTAGCACCAGTTACTTCTTCTTGCTTCTTAGTTAGATCAGATACATCATTCTCTAATGACTCATTTACTTTAACATAATTATCTGCTTCACTTAAAAGAATATCAATTTTATCTTTCTTCTCCTCTATCCTTTGTTTTCCCCGACTCTCCAATTCTTCAATAAAATTCTTTTGCATTTCAACTTTATCCTTTACATTCTCCTTACTTAACTCTAAAGTTTTTATATTATCTCTCTGAGATTTTAATTTATCTCTAATGACACTATTCATTGCAGAGAATATTCTAATATCCAAAACATCTTCAATAACTTCTCTACGATTAGAACCTGTTAATTGCATAAAAGGCACAAAAGTACTACTACCCAAAATTACAATTTGAGTAAATGACTTATAATTTAATTTTAAAATAGTCTCTTCTAATATCTTTTGCATTGCACGATCATCTGCTTCTTTGTGCATTGCATTACCATCAACTACAATAACAAACAGATTAGGTTTTATCCCTCTTCTAATTAAATAATGTTTTCCGTTTATTTCAAACTCAACTTCAACCACACACTCCTTTTCATTAGTACTGTTTGGTAATTGACCCTTATTAATTTTACGAAAAGGTTTATTAAATAAACTAAAAGTTAAGGCATCAAGGACTGTTGATTTACCAGTTCCATTGGTGCCTACTATTAAATTTGTTGCATTCTTTTGAAAATCTACTTCCGTATATTGATTGCCTGTACTTAGGAAGTTTTTCCATCTAACTTTCTGGAAGGTTATCATTCACTTTTGGCGGTATAACGATGTCGTTTGGAGTAATAACAGCATACTTGTAATTATAGCGTCTACACGTCATAATTGCAAGCTGATCATCAACCTCTATAACTCTCATAGGTTTTTCTTCCTGATCATTTAATTGCATTGCATATCTTTCAGCATCATCCTCCTGCTGAAACATAAACAGAACTTTTTCCCCGTATTTGTTTAAGACAGCATAAGCACCCTCATCTTTATAATTCTTTAAAGTAAGGAGATACATTAATCAACCTCACACGCCTCTGCATAGATTTTCTGTAAAATACCCTTGATAATTGTCTTATCACCTTCAAATTCAGCTTCATCAATATATCGATTTAAAATACCAATAGTATTTTCACTTTCTTCAACTTCAAATTCTTGACTTTCCTGAATATCAAAATTTTCTATTATTTTTAAATCTTGTATTCCAGTAGAGTATAATTTATCTATAAATTTTTCAAATTGTTTCTGGTTAGTTTTTTTCTTTACAATAACCTTTACAATTTTATTTTTATATTCTTTACTATTGAATAACTTATAGTTTGTATCCTCATAAAAGATTTTATAAAACAACCTATAAGGATTATTAACTGGTGTATGTTCTAAAGTTTCAGTGTTGAATATATGAAATCCTCTTGGATCGTTTACATCATTCCAAAACATCTCATAAGGATTTCCAAGATAATAAATGTTATCAACATTAGATCTTGTATGATAATGACCAGAATAAACCCTTTTAAATTTCTTAAATGGTGTAATATCCATACCATGATCCATTACATGACCAGCAGTAGCAACAAATCCATTTAACTCAAGATGTCCCATAGCAACAGATGCTCTTGACTTATTAATTAATCCAAGACTTCTTTCCTTATTTTCTTCATTGATCCAAGGAACAAGAAGAATATTCAATCCACCCACTTCAATAGAAGTTGTTTCTGAATAAGTTGTTATATTCTTATATTCCTTTAATAAAAGATCTATTGTATTAACTTCATTCGTATCTTTATAATATGCAGTATGATTTCCAACAACACTATGAAGTGTTACTCCCATCTCTTGAAGTTTATCAAAATAATTTTCCTTTGCCCAATCAATAGACCATAAGTCAATAGATCTACGATTATCGAATGTATCTCCCATATCAATAACCGTAGTAATATTATTTTCCTCTAAGTAAGGAAAAAATATATCATTATAAAATTTTGCAAAGTAATCGTGGAAACTTTTGGAACCCTTTCTAGCACCAAAATGTTGATCTGTTATTATTGCTATTTTCATCTATTACCAGATTTATACTGAATGTTATCCTTAATAGTATTATAATCAGAACTACTACCAGATAAAGCGGTATCATCTACCATCATAACTTCATCAAATCCAGTCTTTTCAATTATCTTTGTCTTAATTTCTAATTGCTTCTTCTCTTTCTGGATTCTTCTTAAAAAAGCATAGTGAATGATTTGTGTGAAGTAAGCAAATGGATTTCTAGACTTTTCTGGATCAAAATTGTGAATATACTGTACACAATTCTCTATACCATCAGAGATCATATCGTCCCTAAACATATAATTCACAAAATTTGGTTTATATGATAGGTGTGTAGCAATCTTTAAAAAGCACTCACCAAGATAGTTTGTGATACGTGGTTTTGGAAGATCTTTTTCTTTTGCTTCTGCTACCCTTGCTCTATAAACAATTAATGCTTCTAATAATTCCTTATTGTTAACATAATGTTCGGATTTTTTCTTAACCATAACATTGTTTAAACCTACTTTAAGTATACGGACATTATAACATTAATATAGGGACTTGACAAGGTGCCAATATATCTGTACAATAACCTTTGTAGAGGTTTGAGGGATATATTAAGACTCTTTTCTATCTATATTAATATTATATATTCTCTCCAAATTCTTACGAGCATCATCGACTGTTGTTATAAAACCTAGTTTTTCATTTAATTTTACTCTACCATCAAACTCAAAATCACATTCTTCTGATTCATTTAAATATTTTTTATAAAAATTAATCATTTGTTCATCAGATATTTCAGTCATTGTAACAATTTTATCATATTTTATTAAAAACATATCATCAGTTGGTAATTCTAACCAAGGTTTTATTTTAACATATTGCCCATTAGGATTTTGAAGCATCTTCATTATTACAGGATTCTGAAGCATTATGATCGGATCCCCATCATTTTCATCGATGCAGATTATAGAGAACAATTCTTCCCCTGTTATCAATTTTATAACTCCGTAGAATTCTTCTCCCATTATTTCTTAAGTGGTATATTTACTATATCATAATTAAAGTTCTCTTCATTATAGACTTTGATTCGTTCAATTAAATGATTGAGTGTGTAATTTTTTCTAGACTTGTAACTAATATCATCAGCAATATCATATAGAGTTGCTTTTACTTTTCCGTTTCCTTTTCTAAGAACCCTTCCAATTGATTGAAGGTTTCTAATGCGGGATTTACTGGGGCTTGCAAAGATGACGTTGTGCAACCGCTTAATGTTAATCCCAGTACTGAAAGTACCATAAGAGGCGACAATAATAGCATTATCCTGTTGTTCTGTAATTTCACGAATCTTTTCTCTGTCTTGTGTTGGAACACCACCGTGAACAAAGAAAACATTTCTATGTTCTACTGTATTAGTATTTATCATCTCATATAGAGGTTCACCGTGTCCTTCCACTCTTGCAAATAAAATAAGAGTATTACCTTTGAGATCTAGTGCGAGATTTCTTATAAATTTATTTCTTTTTTCATGTGTAATAATATATTGAACTTCTTCTTCAAAGTTTTCAAATTTATTTGGTGGGTGTTTCAATAGAAGCACATTAATATCTAATGTAGCAACATGACCCTTTTTCATCAACTCTGTTGTTTTAATAATCTTATAAGAAGGTCCAAATAATCCTTCTAAGACCCATTTATGGGTTTGTGTCCCATCTAATGTTCCAGTAAATCCATAACGATATTTGGCATTGCCCAATTTAGTCATTATAGATATAAGTGACTTCGACTTAAATTGGTGTGCTTCATCACCAATTACAACTGAGAATCTCTCAAAATACTTTCTGGGGAGTTTATAGATTGACTGCCAAGTAGTAATAATAACTTGAGAATCTGTTTCTCTTTCTCTGCCAGCATATATCTTGTGACAATATGAACCAACATCCCATCCATAGTCTGCAAAGTCTTTATACATTTGCTCTACAAGCGAAGTCGTTGGAACAACTATCAGAATATTTTTCTTTTTTTCAACAAAATATCTCACAATCCCATATATCATCAACGACTTTCCTGAAGCAGTTGGAGATATCAATAACTTTCTATTATGTCGTAGAGCGTCGTATACTCCATCGATTTGATAATCTCTAGGTTTATACTTAGAGATTGCTGTCATATAATCCTTTACACCCTCTTTTGATATCATATCATTGATCTCAAAAGGAAGTCCGTAATATTCGTTTTTTGTAAATTGTGAAGTATATTCGTGATCTCTACAGAACTGCATTAATTTATCTAACAGTCCTACATATATTTCTCCAGTCTGAACATTAAATAATCGTATCTTGCCATCCCAATGTCTCTTTTGATAGTGTGGCATAAACTTAGCACCAGGCACTTCAAAAGTGAATTGATCAGACAATTCATAATATACATGAGGTTCTGCTTTCACATGTAGAAAGACCTCATTCTTTTTTGATATAATCAAATGACTCATAATCCTATACCAGTATAGAATTATTTAGAGCCTATTTTTCAGTCATTCCTATAGGACCTTTTCCCTTTTTAATATTTGCCATTCTTCTTTGATTATCTTTTATAGATTGTCTTATAGCACGAGAATGTGCTTTACTTTGTTTGATATCTACAGATAACATATAATTATCACCTGGATTCCACTTATGTGGTTCTACTTGAGATGAACCAGGAGTTTTAGCAACAGTACTTAATTCTGCTTTTGTTTTTCTAAACATAGGAGTTGGTTTCCTACCAGTTCCTTCATAATCAGTTATCTTATTTGATTTTCCAGATCTTCTTAATGCTTTATTACCCTTTCCTCTACTACCACCAATAGAACCAAGAATATGTTTATCACCAGTACCACTTAATTTACGTTTATATTCACCACCTTTAAGAGCACCTTGTAATTGAATCTCTCCAGCAGATCCATCTGCTCTCATATTAACTCCACCATCAGTAGCAAGAGGTTTTACAGTTCCAGAAAATCCCTCTGGAGATTTATGTTTAATTCTATTTTTAGCTATTATATTTCTTCCCAGTGCACTTTTTGCTCTCCAGGCTTTAGTTGGTTTATCACTAACATCCTTGCTATACAATATATTTTGAACCTTAGTCTCTAACTTATCAATATTTTTTGCTTTTGATAATTTTGTTATTGACTTAGGTAATTTAGATTTGAACTTAGGAAGATACTTGGGAAGTTTACGCAACCCAACACTTCCTAGTTTTACTAGAGCTTTACCTATACTTTCATTGAACTGATAAAAGGTTTTCATCCTACGATATCATCAAACCATTCTTGACTCATACCAGAAATAATTTTATCTGCTGCAGTAGCATCTTTTGCATATTGTTCTGATATAAGATATTCCACAACCTTCTCATAGTTCTCGTGGATTACTTTACTTTCTCTTGGAGTAGGTTTCATTTTTAATATTAGATCTACTAAGTTATTTAGTTATTTTTTATATGTTATACCTCTATTTTTTTCTAAATTTTGCCACCACCATAATGGTTGCAAATTTGTATAGTGAGCAGCTTCTTTAAATTGTTCGTCATCATACAAGTCAAATTCATGAAGGGGTTTGATGTGATCAACATGCCAACCATCCATAGTATGATTATCCCAAGTCATTACCTCTCCTGTCTTTGGATCAGGGTAAAACTGAGATTCTAAATGAATTACTAATTCATCAAAGGTGCATCCCAATTCTTTTGTAAATCTTTTAGATTGTTTTTTTCTATCTAAGACCTTATTGAGTCTACCTCTCATAAGTACTTTTAATTTATGAGCAGGATCATTATGATATTTTTCATTTAATTGTTTATGAATTCTTTCCTTAACATCTGGTTTTGATCTGTATTTTTTATCCCATCCAGATTTTTTTATTTTAGTTTCTGGTAATTGGTCATATGGTTTTCTCCAAGTTTCATAAGCACAACTTTTACAATATG